AATATGCCTTTATTAGAAGCATTTCCTTTGGAAACCCAAATCATGAAATATAAACTTACTACTCTTCCTAGAGGTACAGCTAAAATGCCTATTCTTGATCTTGGATACTCTGCTATTGTTATTAAACAAGGAGCTTCATTAGCAATTACACCTCAAACATTGAATTACTTTGGTGGAAATACTTTTGAAACATCAGGATACACATTTACCATTTCAGATGTTCGTTTATTTAATACATTTGAAGGTGTAGGTATTAATACTCCATCTGCTCAAGCTTTAAATACTACAACTACATTAGGTACAAGTGTTTCTAAAACTGTTGTTGGTACAACATTAAACTTAAGAGCTACTACTGTTAATACATTATTTGGTTCAAATACTCAACTGCAAGCCACATTAATGGTAGAAGGTAGAGATAGTGGTGCTCGCTTACAAATTCCTGTAACTGTAACAAAAATATCATAAAAATATAAAACATGTCATTTAAACGTTTAGATCCTGAAGATTTTGTAATAAGTTCAGATTCTATCACAGCCACATTATGGTATGGTGGTACTGTTGCTTTAACAGACTTTTATACTTCATCAGTTCAAGAAGCTGGTTCTTCTGGTGATTTTTATTTAAATATATATCAAACTGCCTCTACAGACATCTCAGCCGCAGTACAATTCGCTGTTACTTATGGTAATGCTTTAGGTAGTGGAAGTTCTTACTATAACAACGCAGTTCCATATGTTTCTCCTACAATGACAACTTATGGTCAATATCAAAATTTGATTTTAGGAGACGAAAATACAGATTTTGTTTTCGGAAACGTTACATCTTCAGAATTTTTTGCTATATCAGTTGATAGAACTCGTTATAAAGAAACTTTATTTCCAGGTTCATTAACTTTATACTTATCAGGAAGTGGTGGTTTATTATCATTAACTGACAATAGTCAAATTGTGCCTACTGTAACTTTCAATGACGCGGGTCGTGTTTTCCAAATTGTAAGCGGAGCAGCAGGAAATGTATTCACTGGAGTTAATTCAAATGGATACAGTGCAAACTCAGGATCATATGGTTGGTTATTGCCAGACATTGGAACTATTTTATTAAATCCAAAAGCTATTTCTTCCTCAATTCAAGTAGATGCTAGCCGTTCAAATAACTCTGATGGCTTAAATTATAGAATAATTTATAATGCTATTGATTTAGGAGGAAACTTCCAATTAAATAGTCAAGAAACAATTTCATCAGATTATATATTTGTTAGAGCTAGAAATGCTGAATTTAATTATACTGAAAATCCAAGCTTTATATCAGGTAGTACTGGCGCAGTATTATATAACTTATTTATAAATAGCCCTCAAACTTATATTACTACTGTAGGATTATATAATGATACTAATGAATTATTAGCAGTTGCTAAACTTTCAAGACCATTATTAAAAGATTTTACTAAAGAATCATTAATTAGAGTTAAATTAGACTTTTAATGGATGAGTGTTTTCAAACAATTTCTTTCTCAAGACATAATAGTTACTCCCTTTAAAGTAAATAAATCATTTACTTTTTTAGGGAGTAGTTCTTTAATTGCATCTGATGTTGGAATTGATAGATTAATAGGTACTAATATAACTAGTTCATTATTTAATCCACTAACTGACCCAACTACTGGTCAAATAAATACTGGGTCATATCAAAGATTAGTATATAATTCAATTAAAGAATTATATTACTCAAATTATTTAAGTGGTAGTTATGGTTCATCAGCTTCATTAGCCGTATTAATTCCAGGTAATGATACTGAAGGTAATAGATTAGTTGGAGATACTTATACCCCAGCATTTGATAATTACTTACAAACAACATTATCATATCCTCATTATTTTCCAACACAATCAAATGCTATTATAGGTGTATTGTCAATTCCATCTAGATTATTTGGAGATAATATACAACCAAATAGTTTTTATTATAAAACAACTAATGGAACATATATTGATGATGGACAAGGAAATCTTATTTCAGGTAGTGATATTGTAGGAAATATTATATACCAACATGGAATGATAATATTATCTACAGGTAGTAATAATGAGGTTGATGCTTTTGTTACTGGGTCAAATGTTACATGTTCTTTTTCAAGTTCATATTCAATATATGAAACTCAATATAAATGTACAATACGTGAAAGTGAATTCAATTTTAGCCAAAACCCAACCTTACTATCTGGAAGTTCTAATGATACGATATATAATTTTGCTACTGGTTCTTATTTTGCTCCATATATAACAACTGTTGGTTTATATGATGATCAACAAAATTTAGTAGCTGTAGGTAAATTAGCACAACCATTACCTTCATCAAGAACAACAGATATGACAATTTATGTTAATATAGATAGATAATATTTATAACCATGATAAAACTAATAGACTTACTAAAAGAAGCATTTGATGCTATCGAAAAGAAAAAAGGAGCAGGTAGAAGATTTATACCTCAAATAGTAACACTACCAAGTGATATTAAAGATCAATTCAAAGAACATTTCAAACTATTAAAAGATAGTAGTGGAGAATATAAATTATATATTAGTCCTGCTTTAAAAGATGTGTTAGAGATGTTAAGTAGAGGTCGTACAAGTCGTGAAACACAAAAACGCTTATCACCATTATCTAAAATGGTATCTGAAAGAATGCCTCAAGAAATCAGAGCATTACTTAAAAAATACTCAGAAAAAATGAATTCTGGTTTAAAAATGTTCTCTATTAATACTAAAATTAAAGAAGTAACACCTAATGGAGACGTAATATTCTTTAACCCAGGTAATAAAGCTATGGCTAGTAAAGCATATGATCCAACCATAACAGAAGAATAATATGTTACAAACACAATCAGTTTTGACAGTTGAAGATTTAATCAACGACGAATCATTCGATCCAAATCAATATGAGGGTTATATTTATATGACCACTAACTTGGAAACAGGTCGCAGTTATATTGGTAAGAAAAATTTCTTTCATAAAACCAATGTTAAATTAGGTAAAAAAGAATTAGCTAATTTACCAGTTACACGTGGTAGAACCAAACAAACTAAACTTGTAATAAAACCAAGTGATTGGAAAACATATTATGGCTCGTCACAAGAAATAAAAGAAGATTTAAAAAAATACCCTAAAGATAAATTTGTACGAGTAATATTAAAACTTTGTAAAACTAAAAAAGAATTAACATACTTTGAATGTAAATATTTATTTCAGTATGGAGTATTAGAAGATTCCACTAAATGGATAAATGACAATATCCTTGGTAAATTTTACTCAAAAGATATATATTTATAATAAATTAATTTAATATGAAAATACAAGAATTACGCAAACTAATCAAAGAAGAAATACAAAATGTATTAAAAGAAAATATTCTAAATGAATGGGCTCTTGACATGAACATGGCTAGATCAATCATAACTCCTAACAACATAGAAAATTATGGTGATTATGATCCATCTACTAATACATTAGAAGTAGAAAATGGTAGTGATGCAATGGCTGATTTTTTTGATGATGTTTATATTGCTCACGCAGGTGAACCTGACAACTGGTATGAAAATGAAAAAGTAACAGGCCCATTAAGATATAGATTTGAACAAGCTATTGAAAAAGCAGCTAAACAAAAATATGGTCCTGATGTGACTATTGAATACTACTAATAAATAAAAAATATATTTTAAAAGTTAGCTTGGGAAACCAGGCTTTCTTTTTTATATTGTAATTAATGGTAAACCAACTATTAGTTACACTAATGAATTCTGTACTTGGTACAGGCAAACCTACAGCTAGAGGTAATTACGCATATACTTGTCCTAAATGCAATCATCATAAACCTAAACTAGAAATATGTTTAGATGAAAACAGTGTTGACTTTCAAAAATTTGGTTGTTGGGTATGTAAATTTAAAGGTAAAAAACTAATAAATTTATTCAAATCTATTGATGCTCCAGGTGATAAAATACTTGAGTTAAAATCTATAGTCAAAACTAATAATCAAATTAACACTCAACTTGCTAATGAAAAAGTAGTATTACCTGAGGAATATCAACCTATTATTAATAATCCATCATTTGCTGCTAAACGTGCTTTAAACTACTTAAAAAGTAGAGGATTAACTGAAGATGATATTATAAAGTATAATATAGGTTATTGTGAAACAGGAAAATATGCTGATATGGTTATCATACCTTCATATGATGAGTCAGGTTTTTTAAATTATTTTGTTGGTAGAAGTTATTTACCTGAGTCAAACAGAAAACTTAATCCAACATTTTCTCGTAATATTGTGCCTTTTGAAATATTTATAAATTGGAATTCACCAATCATACTATGTGAAGGTATGTTTGATGCTATTTCAATTAAACGTAATGCTATACCATTGTTAGGTAAAAATATACAATCAAAGTTAATGTCTAAAATAGTTTCGTCTACTGTCAAAAAAGTATATATAGCATTAGATAAAGACGCTATAAAACAAGCACTTGATTTTTGTGATCAATTAATTAATGAAGGTAAAACTGTCCATTTAATAGAACTAGAAGACAAAGATCCAAATGAAATGGGTTTTAAGTCTTTCATAAAACTGTTATACAATTCAACACCTCTAACATACTCAGGTTTATTAGAGAAAAAACTACAATTATGAGTAAAATAAAACACTCTTACAATCGCATATTAGAAATATCTGATGACCATAAACAAATAACACTTCCTGACTCTAGGTATTATAGGCGTAATAGTCATTATTATCCAAGTGTTACTTATGTTTTAAGTTACTATCCAAAAGGTAAATTTTTTGAAGATTGGTTAAAAAAAGTAGGTTACTCAGCAGAATTTATTGTTAAAAAAGCAGCTGAAGAAGGTACACAAGTACATGAAATGGTTGAATCATATTTAAATGGTGAGGAACTAAATTTTTTAAATAATACTGGTCATCCACAATATGATCCTGATGTATGGATGATGTTTTTACGTTTTGTTGAGTTTTGGGAAACTTATGAACCTAAACTAATTGAAACTGAAGTCCATTTATTTTCAGATGAACTTAAAGTAGCAGGTACATGTGACTTGATTTGTGAAATAGATGGTAAATTATGGTTACTTGATTTAAAAACATCTAACCATGTTCAACCAACATATGAATTACAAACAGCAGTTTATGGCCAATGTTATAAAGAATGCTATGGTAAACAGATTGATAACTATGGTATATTGTGGTTAAAATCAGCCAAACGTAAACTCAACAAAGAAAAAATGAGTGGTAAAGGATGGGAAGTAGTTACATCAGA